CTCATTCAACTGCTGGTGTGTGACTTCGGGTGTGGCACGAATGCTGTCTAGTTTTTTGTTTAAATCGTAAAAGAAACTCATTGTATTATCCTCTTGGGTTAGCGCCAGTGGCTGGCTTGGGTGGACGATTGATCTTGCTCATTGGGCTCTTATTGCCCGTTGGAATATCATTTGTGGTCTTGGCTGGCGGTGTCTTTCCCCCTGCCACGGTGAAATTGGTACGGTATGCATTTTTTAACACAGCATGATCATAAGGACCAGTTGAGTAGTCTTTGCTCAAGGCCTTTTGTTCTGCATCAGGAGCAGGATAATCTGTGTCATCCAACAGATCCTTGTTTTGTGCATCAATTTGTTCATACTCTTGTACAAGTCCATCCACGTGTGGTGTGGTCTGCATCACAATATGGTTGGGATCAAACCCCATCAACTGTGCCAGTTGTTTGATCTGTGGCTCAATGGCTGGATACTTGAAGACGACGTCAAACATGGTCACACTGTCATTTTTGTTGTTTGGGAAGTCCGTAGGTATGATCTGTATTGGGGTGGTTTTAGGATCACCCATTTTAACAGGATCAAATTGATCCAACTTCTTTTTCAACTGGCTAATCAAATCGCCGGACGGTTTGCCCAGCATTTTGATACGATAGTTGTATGTACGTTCGCTTTCGGCGAGGTAATGTGCAAAATTTTTCATATCAGGTTCCTGTAACATATTTATTCTTTTTTATCTTTTTGATCTTTACCCAGCAGTCGTTCTAACAAATCATTACGACTCAGCACCATGCCCTGTGCTGTTTGCATGGCTTCTCCGCTGCCGTCCGCTGCCTTGGCATCTATCATGGCTTGTTGTTGGTCCAGTCGCATCTTTTTCAACTGCAAGTCGATCATTTTCAGCTTCTTGTCCATTTTGGCTGTTTTTGCTGTGATGGCATGTCCCAACATGTTGCTGGCCACACTGAAGATTTCGCTGGCAAATCTTGAATCCACTTGCATACCAAGATCACTTAAATCATTAAAGCTACTTACTGCCAACTTTGCTAGTTCATCAAGTTCGGTATCTGCTGTTTCTAGTCCCCTAACTGCTGGCAATGCTTGTTCAATTTTATCAATTGTAGCATCTATTTCTCGAAGTTGAGTTTTCATATCCTCAATTGGTGGTGTGGTACATTCGGTAGCAGAAGTTTTTTCTGCTGCGGGTGCCGCCATGGGCAAATCAAAAAGTTCCTCTAATTTTCTGGTCATGCCCTATTTAGTGAACAGTTATCTCCATGCCAACGATAATAATTCGATTTGCCACCAATACTTTTATTACAATTAGGACAAACAAATCTAGGTTTTGGTATTCCTATTTGAGCTTCGCTCTTTTTTTGATTCCATTCAGGCTGCTGTACAATTCCAAAATTTGGATTATTTTTTCCTTGTTTAACTAAAGACTGTTTTTGTTTACTTTCGTGGGAGTGTGTTTTTCCTAACCAATGTTTTGTTGTTTTTGGAACACCCTTGTATGATTCTGACAATTGTTTTCTTAAAAAAGAATAAATCCGTGAACCTGGTCGATGTCTAGGACGACCATCAATATGGGTCATTTGCCAGGCTGCAAATGCCATGCTCCGCCGTTGCAACCCTGTGGTCATCTTAGTGAGCAATAGGTGGCATACAAAATGTTCTTTAGCCGTTAGATAGACTAAATTTTCATTAGTATCTTCACCACCAAAACTTTTTGGTATAATGTGGTGTTTTTCAATATAAACGTCAGCTGGTAACGTTCTTGATTTTGCTCGTTGTATAATGTTATAATACCAACGAGTGTATTTGTTTTGTAAATACATTTGCTGATTGCTCCTTCAAGCGTTAGAGCCAGTGGGATTGTCGAGATCCGCGATTGGCACTTTTATTTACCGTTTTCCATTTGCGAACATATCGTTCTCGGTTATGACTCTAAAAGTCAAGCCGTTGCGTCTGGCCCACTTGGTCGCCGCATCCCATTTGCAGTAGTTGATTGCTACTATCGCACGATCCTTGTTGCTCATTTTTGATTCAATCACACTCTGCTTTTTGGGTTTGATTTCAATCAATTCAGCCTTGATTGTGTTGTCTCTTGTGCGATAAGTGATTAGGAAGTCTGGAATGTACTGTGTCATCTTGCCTGTAAGTGGATGACGATAAGGTATGGCAATACTCTCACTTGCCCACTGCAGCACATTGTCATTGGTGTCACAAAACTTCATAAAGCTCAGTTCCCAACCTGATCTATAACGAGGTGTGCCGTTGCCCACGTACTTGGCACGGTTGATCACAGTGTAAGGACCTTGTGCCCAGTGACTCATTGCAGTACGTTTCGGGCCTGATAGAAATTGGGTGTCACCGCCGTACCCACTCCCAACAGTGTGGCTCGACTGCGAATACTGTTGAGATAGTAGGCCAGACTGGCGCTGAGATCTACACCATTCTGGCCTTGAAATTCTTTCAACAGTGTCAGCGCAGGAATGTCTGTATTCTGTGCCACTCTAAACAGGCTCATGGTAAAGTTGCCTGCGGCTTGACGAGTGGTCATCACACTAGAAAAGTAACTGAAAACCACGTCATATTCATTGGCTGGCACATCTACTTCATAACTGTAGAATTGATCAAACAGTCTCACTGTGAGATCTTTGTTGGGGTTGGTATAGTTTACGGTGCTCATGATTTAAACGTTGCTTTGGCTCCTGCGTTGTCCACTCCTCGACCAGTAACCGGCGCAGACTGTGTCACAGTCTTGGGTGTGGGAAACAACCAACCATCGGCCTTGTTGGCCACTTGACGTACTGCACCTGGCAATCCTTGTTTGAGTGTTTCAGTACCCAGGGCCACTGCTTCACTGGCTGCAATACTGCCAAGATTTTTGCCTTTGAATGTTCGGCTGAGTCTAGCAGCTTTTTGTGCAGCACCAATGTATCCCAGCACTGATCCACTTTGTAGATCACCAAGAATGCCAGCACCTGCGTCCAACAAGCCCCCTTGCCCAAACACCGTGGCATTGGCACCAGGTCTGGCAATGGGACTCACAGTTTTGTCATAGTGTGCGTCTGTGGCAAAGCCTTGTACATTGGGATCGCCACCTGATTGTGCTCGACCCAAGGCACCTGAGTAAAATTTCACAGTTTCATAAGCAATGGTCATGTTGTTTTGCATGATACCAGCACCTTGAGTGTAGTCGTATTGATCGCCGCCCCATGAAGTAATTAGTGGGTTGATCAATACATACTCGGCAAACTTGCGCTGGTCCATGCCGTAAATTCTGATGTCTCTAAAGAATGGCGGCTTGCCTGTGGTACCAGCAGTAGATCCGTCGTTGAACGCTTCGCCAATGAATCCCCAGTCGTTGACATTGCCCACACGTTCATTGGCATAGATGTCTCTGGCATTGTAACCAAAGCCGGCTTGTCGCAATGCACTGACGCCGTTGGTGCCGTTAGTATTATTGGGGTCTAGATATCTTTGTGTGGGATCTTTGTAGTAATAACTCATGTAATAGTACCACAATTTGCGATTCAAGTCATTGCTGGTATCATGAAATGTCACATTGATGGGATCGTAATTGATTTTTTTCTGTATGATTCTTTTGCGATTGTATTGATTCAGCGTTTCTGTGTCTATTTGAAATTTAGGCAAGTCAATGGTCTTTACAGTGAGGCTGAGATTCATTATGTCATCACTGCTGAACACACTGTTCAAGAACGGAATCTCTGTAATGTTCAGCGTGAAACTTACGTGAAAGAGAAACTTGTATCTGGGTTTGAGTTCAAAAGCGTTGGTGGTAAATGTACGACTTGCGTGTTGATAATCACGCAAGACGTTGTTGCCAATGAATCCACCAACAATCTGTTTGCCAAAACTCTTGAAGTCTACACCTTGGGTGACTCCTTTGAGGAAGTCTTGTCCAAATGCCATGTGTTAAGCGGCCTGGCCTGCGCCTGTTACTACATCACCAAGAGTTCTACCAACGCTAGTGCCAACTCCTGTACCTTCAGGTGTTTGGTTGGCGTTGTCATAAGCAATGCTCATTTCAATTGTGGCTGCTTCGTTTGAGCCATAGTTCAAATCACCATAGTTGGCGGCTTTCAAATAGCAACCATACAATTCCCATGTTTCCAACACCACTGGTTCGTTGGCACCGTTGCCACCGTCCAATACTTCAACCTTGGTTGTGAACTTGTAGTCAATACCAGATGCAGCTGAACTCATTTCCAAGAAGTCCATTTGTTTCTGCAACTGCTCACCAACCAGGCGGCTCACAGCGCCCGACGCATCATCGCGCAGACTGCACGTGATATCAGCCCAGGCATGACGTCCTGCCAATTTCAATGTTGAGTTGTAAATTGGCAATGCAATTTCTTCAAATGTCAAATTGGGTCTAGCAATGTTCACAACTTGCTTGGTTAGTTCGGTTCTTGGTGTGCTCACACCAAAGTTTTCAAACATCACTCTAAAGCGATATTTGAGTTTGGGCATCAACAGACCTTGGGTGCTTGAACTTTGGTCGCTGGCCAAGGGTACTGTCATTCTCTGTAATGATGAAACTGCCATTTGTTATTTCTCCTGTTGTGTTTATTTACCTGATGTGGAGGACTGAAATCAGTCCTCCAGTTTCATCATGCTGCCACGCCTGAAATTTCTCCAGTGTTCTTGATACGCAGCGGAATGTAGATGAATTCCACGGCTTTCACTGGTTCAATTGCAATGTCCACATACAACTCGTTGCGGTCAATTCTTGCAGGTGTGTTGTTGCTCAAATCGCAAACAACCAAATAGTCATAAATGGCACGTTTGGCAATCAAGTCAATCATCAGACTGTTGATGGTGTTGCTGATTTCGTTGCGTGTGATCTGATCGTTGGGTTCAAACAGGTATTGCTTGCCAATTTCTTCAAGTCGTCCACGCAAGAACACAATCAATCTAGCAACATTGATACGATCCAGGGCTGTGGTCAGTCCTTGACGTGTTTTGTTACCAAAGTTGGTGATGCCAATGCCTGGGATAAAGGTAATTGGATTGATGTTGTTTTCATACAAAACATCACGTATGCCCTGCCCCACGGCAGTTTGAACAAACTCGCCTGTGGTAGCATTGATATAACCAATGGCTTCAGCATTGTCAATCACACCGCGACGTGTGCCAGCCGGTGCCAACCATGGGTAACTCACTGCATCACTGCGCAGTATGGTGCGTACCATCATGTGTGTTGGCGCTGTCACAACTGTGTTGCCTGACAGGTCTGTGGTCTGGCAACTGGGATAGAACACAGCAGCATAGGGTGAACCAATGGTGAGACCGTCTTCGGTGACTAAACCAAGTCCACTGTTGTTGGTGGCATAGGTCAACAAATCTGTGCCATTGGCTGCCAGACGCATGGGTGTATCGCCCAGCACAAACAGTGTGTTGGCACGTTCATTGCTGAGTGCAACCATGTTTACCGCTAATTCAGGATATCCAGTAGCAGCAATCAAGTTGAACTGATTTTGTTCTTCTCGTGCTGCAAGACTGGTATCAATACCTGACTTCATCGCAGCCACAACCATTTTGCGTTGTGCTTGACGACCAGCATACATAGAGCCATTGTCTTTGTTGCCTGATGCTGTGAGCCATGTGCTAGTCACTGTGGGCAATGTATCATCAGGGAATGTGGTCGAGTTAAAATAATTGTTTTGGAAACTCTTGACATTGTAACCTGAACGGCGTGTGTTGAACAGCAACATGCCCT